GGGGCTGATACCCATTACTCTCGGCAAGGTTAGCGTAATCACGCGCCTTGTTATCTTCGTTACGACCAAAGGAAACAGTGATCTCGTTCTTAATCAAATCACCTAGGTCGTTGTTTCGAAGCCAGTTGTATGCGCCATCTCTTTTATCAAGAGGTATGGTTGCGCTATAAATTTCTTTTACCTCGATTGCAGATCCATCTTTTAACTTCATTGTCTTTAAGTTCATGGACTCCATAATCTCTGGTATCACTTGTTGTGATAACTTATCTGCATGTGCTTTCTTTGCAGATAATTTTTCTTCTTCCTGTTTAATTTCATCCTCTAGCTTTTGTAGTTCAAGAACATGGCTAGATAATGTTTCAGGATTTGTTATGTCGTTTACCTGTTGAGGTGCATCCTCGATAAACATTTTTTGTAAGTTACTCATCTGTATTACCTTTCTCGTAAAGATTGATTGATATAGGATAGTAAGTCCTTTCTTGTTTATCCCATTTTAGTAAATTATATTTACCATTGGTCATGTCAGAAACTATAGAACATGCAACACCAATTATAGCAGGGTCTCCTGTAAGAAGTAAATAATCATCTTCGTTAAAATTTTTTAACAACGATCTTAGTTTAAAAACTAATGGACCTGGAGAAAAAATTATTTGCGAAGACTCTGGTAGTAAAAATTTAAACTGACCATACTTAGCTGCACCCATAATATTTATTCTTGGGTTGCCTTCTCTAGTACCTGGTACTTCCTGTATTATGTATACTATACTTTCTTTCATGTGTTGACATATAATCGATCATAGATTATATGTCAAGCGATACAGGAGAAAAATTATGAATTATAAATTTAAAACCAAACCATACGCACATCAGCTTAGGGCATTAGAAATGTCATGGGATAAGAAATGTTTTGCTTATTTTATGGAGATGGGTACAGGTAAATCAAAGGTATTAATAGATAATACGGCCATACTTTATGACAATGGTAAGATTAATGGTGTTCTAATTGTGGCACCAAAAGGTGTATACAAGAACTGGTATAGTTCTGAAATACCAACACACCTACCAAATCACATAGAAAAAAACATGGTGTTATGGCAGGCCAATATTACAAAACAACAACAAAAATACTTAGATACTTTATTTAAAACAGGCACAGACTTACATATATTAATTATGAATGTTGAGTCCCTATCTACTAAAAAAGGTGTAGACTTTGCAGCTAGATTTTTAAATTCACACAGAACCATGATGGCCATAGATGAGTCTACGACTATAAAAAATCCAACAGCTAAAAGAACTAAAAATATAGTAGCACTAGGAAAGTATGCACAATATAAAAGAATACTAACAGGCTCACCAGTTACTAAATCACCACTTGATCTATACACACAATGTGAGTTTTTAGACCCATGGTTACTAGATCATCAATCTTTTTACTCGTTTAGAACTAGATACGCTGTTATGAGAAAGATGAACTTTGGTGGCAGATCCGTTGAAATACCTGTTGGTTATAAAAATCTTGGTGAACTATCCGATAAACTAAAACCTTTTTCTGACAGAGTATTAAAAGATGACTGCTTAGATTTACCTAAAAAAACTTTTATGAAACGTATTGTTCAACTCACACCAGATCAGTTTAAAGTGTACGAACAAATGAAAAAAGAGGCACTCGCTATCATGAATGGCAAGATGACGACAACCGCAAATGCATTAACACAGTTGATGCGATTACAACAAATTACATGTGGTCATTTTAAAGCTGATGATGGCACTACACAAGATATTAAAAGTAATCGTTTAGATGAATTGATAAATGTTCTTAATGAAATAGAGGGTAAGGTTGTAATATGGGCGCATTGGCAAAGCGATGTCAGACAAATTATAAAAGCAGTTGTTAAAAATTTTGGAGAAAATTGTTTTGTAGATTATTATGGTTTAACACCACAAGAGGACAGACAACAAAATATAAAAAGATTTCAAGAAGATGATACATGTAGATTTTTCATAGGCACACCGCAAACTGGTGGTTACGGTATTACACTTACGGCAGCTAGTAACATGATCTATTACTCTAACGGCTATGATCTTGAGAAACGACAACAATCAGAGGCTAGGATAGATCGTATAGGTCAAGAGAAACCCATGACATACATTGATCTTATTTGTGAAGATACAGTTGATGAAAGAATTGTAAAAGCTTTGCGTAAGAAAGTTAATATCGCAAGTCAAGTTATGGGTGAAGAATTAAAAGCTTGGATCTAAAGTTTCTGTAATAACACCACAATTACACCACCCATACCAGACATGACAGCCCCCATGGACACAAGCAGTATTCTTTCTATTCTAGTTATCTGCCCCTGTAGCTGTTGCATGCGATCGTAGGTCTGCTTTTGCATTATTCTGCAAAGCTTTTCGTGTGATTCTATTCTTTGTAGTGCGTTATCTCTTGGCATTGAACAATCCTTTAATAAAAAATTGAACTGTTCTGTAAACAAAAGTCCATGCAGTCTTTAATGTTCTTCTTTTGCCTGTACCAAATGCAACATAATCTTTAAATTCTTGGTAGTGGTTTTTAGCTTTACCTTCATCAATTGCTTTTTGACCATAGTATCTGTATCCTCTTCTTACAGCTTCACCCCACCATGTTCTATGTAAGTTTTTAACACACCAACGGACAGCTTCTCTTTTTGTATCTTTTGTAAAGGCACCAGAGTTAACAGCATGAGTTGCGATTACACAGCCACCTTTATCATCACCGCCTTTATCATCACCGCCACCAGTATCTCTAAACGCTTGAAACTGTGCGGTTGTTACACCTTGTGAAGTTTTTGCAGGTGTACCACCAAACTCTCCTTCACCACCTTGATCAACAAATCCTTGTCCTGGATCAAAACTAGGTGCAGGGTCATCATCTCTAAGTTGTCCACCAAAACCTAAAACAGTATCTCCTGGTGATGGATCTAAAGTGCCCTCTCCTATTTCTTCTAGATCATCTAAGTATTCTTGTCCATCGGTTCTTGATTGAATTAAATCAATAGCACTATCAGGATTCTCATCCAAAAGTTCATTAAATTTATTCATGGGTAAATCTGCTAAATTTATAGCTGTATCTATTTCATTTATATTTACTAACTCACCGTCTTTTACAAGTTTGTTAACTTGTATTCTTTCAGCTTCTGCTTTTTTTATAGCTTCTTTAACTTTTTGAACATTAACTATATCTGGTGCAGTAGTATCCATTTCACCTAACTCAACAGCTCCTTGATCTACTCCGCCACCAACTCTATCTATAAATCTATCTTCGTCTTCACCTTCGACACCTATATCATCAATTAAATTTAATCTATCTTGTGCTGCCAGTGTCTCTGCAATACTAGCGTCACCCGTTGGATCAGCATCTATGTCTCCTGTAACTAAACTTGTTGCACCACGAAGAGCTAGTTGTTCTGCTTTTTTTCCTGCAGCTAAATCTGCTAATTTTTGTATGTTGTTAGTTGTTTTACCTAATGCCTCACTATAACCTTTTACGTTCATTGATGGCGTAATATCGCCTGCTTCTATCTGATCTAACTCTTCCTTTGTGAAACCATATTTTTCTGAAAGTGTTTCTCTAACATTAGCTATTCTAGTGTTATATGCTTCTTCTAATCCAAATTTTGTAGGCTCTCCTACTCTGCCACCTGTTATTGTGTTTAAAAAACCACCTGATACAGGATTATAACCTTTCATTAATCCTGAAGCGATAGTGCCAGCACTGGTTCTGTCTGGGTATAGTTCGTCTAATGCTGTTTGTCTTGGGTCTTGTGGTGGTACGATTTCTTTTAAAGCGTCTATTAATAAGGTAACTGGTTTACCTATCGCTGTATTGATAGCTGCTTTTACAGCTGCCTCTTGAGCGTTAAAACCTGTTATACCTAATTTTGCTAAAAGGCCATCAGGATCAGATGCATCTTCTGCTGTTATAATATCTAATTTTTCTCTTGGATCAGCTAAGGTTCCTGCAACATCAGTAAAGTCTCCAGCTGCAAATACATCCCCAGTAGGAGGAGTGGCGGTAAATCTACCTGGATCTTCACCCTCAACACCTATGTCTCCTTTTATTCCTAGCTCATCCTGTAAAGAAGTTTGTCTTGGAAGAATTACACTATCTCTTGTTTGTGGTAACATGCCTGTTGGATCAATTGGTTGGCTTGAAGGTGAAACAGGTGTTACAGGTATTCTATTCTCTGCATCTAATTGTGCCTGTGTAACAGGTATTTCACCTGGTGCAAACACAGGGCCTGTTTCTCCTATTCTAAGTCCTATACCTTGATCTACTAATTGTTGATTTCTAAAATCTGTGTTCACAGGTCTTAAATTAAATTCATCTAGCTCATCTTGTGTACGAGGTATCTCACCTAGTGCTACAACAGGATCACCTGAACCTATCTGTACACCGATACCTGCATCTATTAATCTTTGGTCTTCTGCTGTGTTTCTAGGTGTTACAAGAGTGTTTATGCCTCCTGGCACAGTCACTTGAGACCCGCTGCCTGAGTCTGGTGTTTTAGTAGCAGGTGGTGTTGCTGCTTGTGTATCTACTAAAGGTAAACCATAAGCAAACAACTCATTTAAGTCTGATAGATAATCAAAACTTGTAGGGTCATACGATATACCCGGAAAGTCTGCAATTGATGCAAGTAGCCTTGGATTAGTATCTGTTTGTGTTCTTAAACCAGATACGTCTATGCTTTCATCTAGTAAACTAGGATCTGTTACTATTAGTGATCTTAAAGTTTCGTTGGACATTATGCTAGTCCTCTTTGTCTAAGTCTCATAAGTTTTTCTTCATCATCAAGTATAGCATTTTCTAAAGGCGTTAAACCATTATCCATGACTCCAGCCACTGGTGCTTGAGCTAGTAGGTTGGGATTTACAACTTGTGTTTGTAGTGGTGGCACTCTTCTAATAGGTAGTTGTGACGTGTCACCTTCAATACTTTGTGTTTCCTCTGTGTCTTCTTCTGTGTCTTCTTTAAATTTTAAAAACTCTTCTGTTGAATTTATCGTAGCATCTATTCCCCTTTTTATGTCCGATAAAGGTATTGATTCAATATTTTCTTTCATTAATATAAAATCGTTTTTTTCTTGTTTAGTTTGACTATCACTAATCATCATGTCTATTAGTTTTAATGATGTTATTTTTATTTGATTTGCAGGAGTGTTGGGATCTAAAACTTTTATTACGTCATCAAGAATTTCTGGATTAGATAATACACTAGATGTTCTTCGTGCTAGTAAAATAATTGGGACAGCAAGTGTTGGCTCCGCACCTGTTCCAACAGTCATTATCGTTCCTCCTATTGCAGTTTTAGGTCCCCCTAAAACAAATCTTCTAGCCATAAAAGAACCAACATCTGGAATCTTTAGTCCTGCATGGTTTTTAGCTACATCAAGAAAAGCCTCTAACGCTTCTACAGTCAACGGGTTATCTTTTTTAGTTTTTGCAGACTGCAACATAATTTCTAACATTTCTCGACCACGAGATGTTGTTAAACCTAAATTTTGTTCAAGTTTATAAGGATCAAATATTAAGCCTACTTGATCTTTTCCAGCTTTGAGCAGTGAATCACTGTAGGCTCTTTCTAATTTTGCTCCAACAAATTTTTTAAATTGTTGTTCTCCTATTAAAGATTTTAAATTTTTAAATACTTCTGGACTCGCTTTTCTTTTTAATAATTCTTCTGCTAATTCATCCGCAGTAATAGAACCTTGTTTTAAAAATCCTGCACTAAATATACCTTTATCCACTTTTTTAAATTCTGAAGCTGGTGGGGATTTAAAAGTTTGTTTACCTGGAATAGGGACTAGTCTTATTCCCTCTGTTTTAGCCTTATCTTTTAATGCTTTAGTTATGATAGAGTTTTCTAAACCGTTAGCATAAACTTTATCTGCAAATTTTAATTTATTAGCGATATCGGACAATAAGTTAGGATTTAATTTTTGTCTTTTACCTTTAGCTAAAGGATAAACATTTTTAAGTAAATTTTCTTGATAAGACTTTTTGGTTAATAGTCTTAAATCCGTTTCTAAAGCAGACTTAAATTCAGTTAAAACCCTAAGAATTCCAGGGTTATTTTGTTGAGCTTGTCCCATATAAAGTTTTAAGTCGTCTATTAAAGATTTATGTTGAGCAGCACTTATATAGTCTGGATAATTTTTAAATTTTTTTGCAAAATTATATAATTTATCTCCAGCTTTTAAACTCTTTACTTTTTCTCCTGTTTTTAATGTAATTACTCCATCATCAACTAATTTTGTAAAATTTCCTAAAGAGTTTTTAAAATTTTGAGTAGATATAATAGGAGTTTTTCTACCTACTTTATCTACAGCATTATAAAAATCATCATAAAAAAAACTACTTACAATTCTAAAATCATCGAAGGTAGATCTAGATGCTTTTGTCATGTCTACACCTAATTTAAAAAGAGTTACATTTGGTGCAAACGTGTTTAATGTTTTATTTGCTTTTTCATTTAACAAAGTTGCTTTTTTTGCGGCAGCTCTTTTTATTGGACCTCCTACAAACGGAAACACACCTATAACTTGGCCATATCCCTTTGCAAATATGTTACCCGTATCACTTAAACTTAAAGGATAACCAAATTTTTTAGCAGAGGCGTATAGAGATTTATCGCCTTTACCAAAAACAAGTCTTCTAGCTCCTGTAATTAACCCAGGTATTTTTGAAAAAAAACTTTGTAATAAAAGTTCTCTTTGAAAATCTTTTGTAGCTCTTTCCATTTGTGTTCCAAAACCAGTTGTCTCACCCGTTAAAAACCCTTGCACTATGTCGTACAATTGACCCATAGCCATGGAACCTGCTGTTCCAGCAGCAACAGTCCCTGCAGGACCAAGAGGTGTTCCAGGAAGTGCTCCAAATATTGCACCTGCTGCTTCAAAAGTAGGTCTATCAAGAAATAGTTTTTCTAAACCCTGTAACTCCCCAAGTTTTTTTAAGTTAGGGTCTATCATTCCAGGAGTTATTTCTTGAGTTATTTTTTCTGTTTTTTCTAAGTCTTTTTTACTTTGCTCTTCAATTTCTACCTTCTCCACACTAGGTGATATATCAGTGGTTTCTGTTGATGCACCTAAAGCCTCTATAATAGCTTTTTCTTCTTCTGGTGTAGGAGTATCTCCTTGAATTTCTATTTCACCTAAACCTTCTATAATAACTGTACCCATAATTATTGCTCCACAAGTCTAGGTTTACCGTCAACAACTTCTATTTTAAATTTTTTTATTATATTTTGATCTATAATTTGTTTTCCTAGTAAAGCATTTTGATCATTTATATAAGTTTTAAATTGTTCTTTAATTTCTGAAAGCCTTGCTCTTACTTCATCAGAACCAGTTATACCAGTAAGTCCGATAGCTGCTTTTGCCTCTTGCAACATTAAGTTTGTTATTCTTGTATTTGGGTTTAATACTCTAGCATACGCAGGGACTAGTAAATCCTCTATGGCATTTAATTTTGCAATATCTGTATCAAGTACTAAACCTTCAGCACCAAGTGCTTTAATAGGACCTGTTAAATCAAAATTAAAATCTTTAGCTGCTGTTATTACTTGATTTGCAGTTCTTCTAGCAAAACCTGCGAGACCCGCTAAAGTTGGATCGTCTGTAAGTAATTTATCAATATTATCAAGATTACCTAGTTGTCTGGCAACAAAACTAGTTTCTTGAATTATTTTATCTCTTTCAGAACCTGATTGAACAACACCTCTTTGTTGACCTTCAAATTTTTCTAAATTCATATTTATGTTCGTAGACGCACCTCCAATTGTAAAGATTTTTTGATAATTATCTGAAGTTGGATCTAAATTCACCTGATATGCTTTGTCTTTATCTAAACCCGGTATCTTACTAATTTCTTCTTGAGTTAATGTTCTAAACCCTGCCTTTGGTGCTACATCTTTAAAGATTAAAGTCTTCATGGCTGCCTCGTACTCTGGAGATCCTTTAATAAAACCAGCTGCCTCTAATTTTTTTTCTAAATCTGTTCTTGTGTCTTTAGATTTTTTTAACTGTGAACTCAAAGCTGTAGACACAGCCGCTCCTGCTCTCTTGGCTCTAGCAGCTTGTGTTGCATCATCTGCTTTTACAAATTTGCTGTACCCTGCTCCTAAGGCATCTATTGGATCTGCACCTGATGCAAGAAGAAAACCAACCTCACCTAAAGGTAGTCTTGTTTTAGGAATGGGTGCGAATCTATCTAAGACTCCTGTTATAGCTGCAGCGTCTGATCTTAATTTTTCTTCATCAATACTGCCCAATGCATACTGTTTTCTATCCACAACATTAGACATGATACCATCATTAGACTGTCCGCCTCTTTTAAACATCGGTCTTTTTAATATTCTTGACATGATTATCTTATTTTTAATACGTTTTGTGGTTTAAATATTCTGCCATATATATCAGCACCTGCTAGACCTAAACCTAGCGCTGTCATTAACGGACTTGCACCTGATGCTTGTTCTGCTGCAGTTGGAGCTATTTGAACTGTCCCTGCTCCTGGTGTTAGTCCTGTTATACCTTGACCAAATCTAGCTAACCTGTCTCTTGGATCTTGTACTGCCATGGCTGCCGCTTGTCTTTGTGCATCTAGTATTGCTTGTTGTTGTGCTTGTTCTTGCGCACCTAATGTGCCAAGGCTAGATATCTGTGCTCTAGCAAGGTCTTGTGTTCTTGCACCTAAATTAGACTGTAATCCAGCTATACCCATTTGGTTTGCAAGATCTTGTTGTCTTCTTTGTGCTGCACTCTCAAATCCTCTTTGTTGTAAGTCTGCTAGTAATCTAGATCTATTTAAGTCACTTGCCGCCTGAAACTCGGCTCTTTGTACACCTTCACGGCCACCACCAAACGCACCAGGTACACCTAGTGTTCTAGCTGCTAATTGGTTTTGTTGTGCTTGTCTTTGTTTGTCAAACTCTGCAAGAGTAGTATCTATAACCTGTTGTTGAAAAGGTGATGTATATTCTGCTATAGTCCCTGTGCCCGTTCCTGCCCCTGCTCCTGTTAAACCTGTTGCTGCATCTGCAGCTGTTCCTGCTTTTGTTAAAAATGGTTGAAAAGAACCAAGACCTGTTGCTGGATCTACTGCCTGTGTTCTAGCTGCAGTTTGTAGTGTGTCTTGTGCTGCTACTTGCGGTGCAAGTTCTGCCATGCCCGCTTTTGTAATTTGAAACTGTTGTGCTTGTGCTTGTCTATTTGCAAACTGTTCTGCTGTTTCACCAGGTTGTTGTTGAACAGCTGTTGTAATACTTGGTATGCCAGATTGTCTAGATAAATCTGTTAGAAATGTTTTTTGTGCTGCCTCTATAAACTCTGGTGGTAACACTCTTGATTCTGTAACACCTCCTGTTTGATAGCCTGCTCTACCACCTTTAGCATAAGTTGAATCTAGATATTCTTCACCATAAAATTCTATAATATAATCTTCAATTGATCCTTCATATCCCTCTTTAACATTTGCTTCATATTCATCTCTAATACGTTTACTAAAACTAAGACTACCTTTATTAAAACCTGCTCTGCCGCCTAATGCAAATAAACTAACATTTAGCTCTTCTGCTAACATTTTTATTTGTCTTTTCTCTGAGTCTGTTTGTGCTTCTTGAAATAGTCTTGGAATTATAGTGTTATAATAAAATTGTTTAGTCTCTTCATCTACTTTACCATCTATATCATTCATTAAAGCGTTTAAAATATTTCGATCCTCAGATATTCCTGATATTAAAGGTATGTCTAATTTTTCTATTCTAGTTGTTTTTACTTCGCCCTCTTTAGGCATGTCACCCATTCCTCCAAGTAAAGATCCTACTCCAGATTTATTCGCAGCTTTTCCAATGCCACCTAATAGACCCATTAAACCTGTTTGATTAACATTTGTTTCACTTATTTCTTGCAACGCCTCCTCTAACATTTTATTTGTTACTCTACTATCTGGGTTTCTCGATTGTGCTAGTTTAAGTGCTTTAATTATGTTATCTTCTTCTGCCATTATACTACTCTTTTCTCCAATTTTTTCATGGTATCATACATTCTTTGTGCTCCTTTTTCAATGCTGCCGTTGCCTGCTCCTCGAACCGCGTCTGCTGTAAATACAAACTCGTTCTTAGATAACATGGCAGGTACGTCATCTGCTTTTTCTTTTATACCTACTGGTACAAATCCACCTTTATCTCTGTAATCTCGTTCCATGACTCCAGCTTTATTTGTTCTCATAATACCTGTCGGCATGCCGCCTTTTGCTACGTTAACTCTAGCAATAAAGGCATTCTTTTGTTCATCAGTCATACCTGAATAATCTTTGTCAAACTTAAAGTAATTGTCAAAGTAAGCTCTCATTTTACCACCAACATTTTCTCTTCTTCTAGCTAAATATTCTGAATTACTTTCAAACTCTTCTTGTGGTGGTTCTTCTGCTAAAAATGCTTCATACACATAAGTTATTGCACCAGTTGCACCGCCAACCAATATCTGACTTTTTGCAAATTCAGGTAATTTATTTACTATAGGTATTTTATCTATAGTTGCTTTTGTTGTCTTTGTTACAAACTCTGGTGCACCACCAGTTGTTTTAAATGCAGTTCCCTCGGTTGGTTTTGCTACATCCAAACCTGCTTCATCGTAAGTAGATCCTAATTTTTCTTGTGGATTAAAAAACTCTTTTACAGCAGTTGTTCTATCTGGACTTAATGGAGATGTAAAACCACCTTTGAGTCCACCACCAAATGGATCTGTTGCTCCACCTAAACTTCTTGCACCTGCTCCAAAAGCAAAGGTTCCAACTCCCTGTTTAAAGGCATCGCTGATACTGCCTCTTTGATCAAACCTACCTATACCTCTCATGAGTCCTGCAATACCTGGATTGAAAGGTGCAACAAACGGTGCAGCTTTGACTGCAATATCTGCTAACTCATTCGGTATAAGTTTTCTAAATCTTTCTTTTAATTTACTACCAAGACCATATTTTTCTCTAGGAGTAACACTTGCTATTCCACCTTTATCACGTAATTGTCTTGGCATTTTTGCTCTATTGATCATATATGTTAAATGTTGTTATTTTTAAAAGGCAGGGATTACACCTGAATTTACATTATTACTTGTTTTTAACAAGTAAATCAAGACTATGTTGTAACTTCTCTAGGCTTAGATTGTAGGGCCGAAAGAACCACATGTAGTCTATTAGCTGTAGCCGCAGTCACTTTTAGTATCTCACTTTCTTCTAATACTAAAGGAGCTGATAATAATTCTGTTGTACCATTGGCAGATATAGATTTTGTCTTAAAAAGACTAAATACATTTGAGCTAGTATCAGTAATAGTTAGCGTAATTGTATCTCCGCTACCAGAGTCATCCGATACCAATATAGACTTTATAATGGCTGTGGTAGCCGACGGCACCGTGTATAAAGTTGTTTCTGATGTAGAGGTTAAATCTACCTTTTTATTTACAAATGAATTAGCCAAAGAAAAAAGCCTCCGCCTCTGCTTCGTCTTTTAGATCCTGTTGATAGGTTGTATTTAATTTTTGTACAATACTATCCACATCTCTAACAAATGATTGTTGTATCTGTTGATCGTAGTCTTCTGTTGGTTGTGTTAATGCTTGAACTATTCTAGCCACGTTTCTTAACTCCTTTAATTTTCTTTTTATTTAGTGATGCATAAAAAACTTGTTCACCACGTTTTTTACCATATTGTTTTTTCATGGAACTCATTATCTTTTTACCTTTTTTATTTAATGGCATTATCTTCTTCCGTCTGGTTGGTAATCTATTCTAAATGTCCCCAATTTCCAAAATTGACTAGTGCTAGTATTTTCTACTTTTAAAGATATCTCTCTAGCTCTAGCACGTGTGTCTATCTTCTGTGTGCCACTAGTTATTGTAAATGGACCTAATGTAGAACTAGCTGCGGTATCATTTGGAAAATCTCTTAAATTTAATGTTACTCTAGCATCGCCTGTTTGTGATAAAAAATCTGGTATGACTCTTCTTATTTTCATCATAAACTCACCATCTCCAGCTAAACCCTGTTGTCCTATATCAAAATTTCCAGATTCTATATTTGCTGGTATTGCGGATGTTTGTCCTGCCTTAACCTGATCAAGTCCTGTCTCATGTTCGTAGTATGTTGATGCACCATCTGTGTTACCATGAACATAATTAACGTCATCGTCATCCGTTTCCGCACTAGAATCATATTCTGTTGCGTGTGGTTTACCAAATACAGCAGAGTCCTCCCATGCTGTTCTAGCTAGTGTGCCCGTAGTCCACACTGGTCGCTCAGGGCTTGAATCTAGATAATTGTATGAAACCATCCTATTAACAACGCCAGAACCTGAGTTTGGATAGAACCAGATAACCTCACCAAATAAGTTATTAAGACCTGCATTAATGTGTTGTTTTGGTATGGTATTAATATCATCGTATACATGATCTTCAACCAAACATGGTAGTGATTCTAATTTACCTGTATATCTAAAAAAACCATTTTCTGACATCCAATAAGCTGTACCATCAACCTCAACAGCTGCATTCTGTCCAATTAATCCACAGTTTGTACCAACCTGTTGAAATGAGAAAGTAAATGGTGGACCAACAAAACGCATGATAAATAATGCAGTGTCTGTCCATATATAAATCGCATCACGACCTCTGATTGCTCCAACAAGTTTAGATCCATCTGCAAGTCTTTGTGTGCCAGCGGTGTTTGTTGCTGATGGTGTGTAAGTGTTTATGTCCTCTTGATCTGAAAATCTTATAAACATCGGATCTTGTGTTGATTTAGTTCCAATTGTTGTTTCTGTGCCAAAAAATATCAAGTGACGATCCGGTGTTGATACAAGACTAAATGCTGATGCGGTTGGTGCTCCTGATATTATTGTAGCCCTGGTGCTGTTGGCAGTCAGTGGATTTGAATCCCACTCAAAACTCTCACCGCCATTGATTGTTGCAATTAACTTATTACCAAGGTTATCTAATGACCAAAGACCAGGTGCTGTTATGATATCTCCTGATGCTGCAGCGTTCCATGCAAAAAAGTTTGATGCATCTGTTACTGTTGCACCAGACGAGTGTGTTGCAGCTGTGGTGCCACTAGCTCCTCTTGTGAGACCAGATAAGGTTCCCCCACTATTACTGGTATACGTTATAAGTTCTGATCCTATCAATACCGTACCTGAAGATGGAAAAGATGTTGAACTTGCCATCGTCAGACTTGTCACCGAGGCGTTTATCCCTGATGAAAGCGTTGATGTGAATTGACCTGTTTGTTGACCACCCCATGATCCAAGTCCCCAACCTGTGGATGCAACCTCAACAGCTGGTCCCACGGGGTAATAATGTTGTACCCTTATGCCACCAGATGTGGATGCACCAGATCCAGATTCATTTGATTCCATTTCTATTGTAAGAGTGGTGTCTGTTGGTATTGATGTCACCATAAATTTTTTATCTGTAAAATCACTAGATGCAAAATTAGAACCTGTTATGGACGTAAAGGTATCTAATAATATAATATCAAATTTATTTATATTGTGCGCAGATGAAAATGTTAATGTTACAACCTTAGATCCATTTGTTGTGCTAAAAGCATTTGATAAAGATGTTGTCGCTTTAATTGGGTGTATGTCATAAAATATACCACCAGAGTATGCATATAAAATTCTGTTTGTCCCTAAGATAGCATACTTGATACCTGATGTATTTACAAAATGATGAATAGCCGTGGCTCTCCCTGTGATCTGAACAGAACCTAATTGTGACCAACCACCTATTTTTTCAGGTGTTCCATATCTGAATCTAACGTTATCACCATTGACCCATTGACTCTCACCACCTGTAGATGTAACTTGTTTGTTAAACCCCGGCGCAAATTTTACTTTTTGCAACATAATAATTTACCCTATGGTTTAGTTGGCCAAGTTGCATTTTCACATTTTTCTACAGTATCTTTACCTGCAGGCAAGTCTCTAAGATTTTGTCTATATGTCTTCATGTCATCTGACATGGTTACATCAGATAAAGCATAATAATCAGTTTCAGCGAGAAGTCTATTTCTTTTAGCTCTAAGATTAGCTAAAGCTCTAGCAGGGGCTGCATCTTCCCATGCTTTTTCTTCAGCGTCTCTAGCTGCCTCTTCTTCAGCTGTAAACTGTACTTTGTTACCGTTTATATTATGATATCTTGGCATAGTTTTTTCCTTATTATTTGTGTACCATTTTTAATTTATTCCGTAAAGGCAAATATCTCCAGCGTCTATGTTGCCTGATGACATTTTAAATTGTACTGCATCTATTGCACTTGTTGTATTAAAATATCCAGCTGTAAATACATCTCTAGTTTTATCTGATTGATGAGCATTATTAGTTCTAGCTATAAAATGTTTTACAAAAGTTGTAGATGATGGATTAAATAACTGTAAAATTCCAGCTAAAGACTGATCGTTATCAACACCCACTGATTGACCAATATTTTGAAAATTTGTAGATTGTGCTAAATCTTGTGATTCTTGATAAGCTAATGCACCATTAGAACCATCTTCATCATGTGTTGCTCTAAAATATGACGATGTTATTGTCGTATTATAATTACTACCACCATCTGTTGAACCTTGAAAAGTTAAACCATCTACACCAGTGGCTGATGGATGAATATCTTTAAAAGTAAATAAATATTCTTTATAAGTAGAATCTAATACTACATCAGAACTACCATCAACAAAACTTATAGTAGAACTAGAACTAGCAGTCAGCTTTTTAATAAATATCATACTACCAGTATTCAAAGACCCAAAGGCTGATACCGATCTAACCGCTCTATCATTAAGTGTAACTATGCTCATTATGAATCCTTTATTCCATATAGTTTTATAGTGCCAGCATCTATATTACCAGAATTAAAAGTAAACTGTATTGCGTCAACATCTGAAGTTGAATTTACATAACCAGCTGTATAATCCTCCATTGAAGCACCACCACTTTCATAATAATAGTTCACTCTAGCTAGAAAATGTTTTACAAACGTAGTGTTTGAAGGATTAAATAAATAAAATTCTCCACTTAAACTTTCATCATTACCATTACCAACTGCTGAAGCTTGTAGTTGAGCAACTCCTGTTCCTTGTGCTAAATCATCATTAGATGCATAATCAAGACTGGCAAAGCTGTCACCTTCATCATGTTGAGCATGAAACATGGTAGTGGTTTTAGTTAAGTTATAATTTGACCCAGCATCAGTAGAAACATTAAATCTTAACTTAACATCGTCTGTGCCTGGGTGTAAATTAATAAACTTAAACAAATAAATAGGAAATGTAGAATCTAATACAACATCATTACTACCATTTACAAAACTTAAATTAGCACTGCTACTTGCGGTCAAAGTTTTAATAAGTGTTAATGATTTAGCTGCCCCAGGTATAGCTGAAATATTTCTAATGCTTCTATTATTATAAGTTACAATTGACATTACGAAACTCCATATAATTTAAATGTTCCAGAGTCTATGTTTCCTGATGAAAATTTAAATCTTACTCTAGTGATTGCTGTTGTAGTGTTAAAATATCCTGCATGGTACTCATTATTAGAAGTATCACTGTGAGCAATAGATTGAAAATTAGAAATAAAATGTTTTACAAAAGTTGTGCTACTAGGATCAAAGATGTGCAATGTACCACTTATACCCTGATCACTATCATTGCCAATACTATTTGCTAATGTTTCATCACTTGTTCCTTGAGCTTGATCAGAACCTGTTAAATAAGATAGAGAAGTAGAGACATCATTTTCAGTATGTTGAGCTCTAAAATGAGTAGAAGTAATTGTTTGATTGTAATTTGTATTTGTTCCTGTATCAGCTTGAAATTTAAAACTTACATTGTCAGTAGCTGGATGAGCGTTTATAATTTTAAATATGTACTCCTTATGTGTAGAGTCTATGTTACTAGTAAAATCTATTGTGCCACTAGAACTAGCAGTTTGTGTCTCTAATAACACTAAGCTACTACCAGAGACCCCTGAAGGAAAACTAGTAATGGATGCCATGGATCTGTCATTACATACATTGATTGACATGTTATGCTCCTAACACATTAGTGAACATGGAACTATATAACTACCATCACTGTAAGTTTCTATTTTAGTATTAGATAATACTTTTGCAAAAGTGCTAGATTTAATATTATCATCGCTTTGTTTTTTTGCTGTTCCATCTCCGTTTGATTGTAATAAATCTCCTTTAGCAACTGTTTCATCTTTATGTATTCTAACTACAAATGAACCAACTGATGCTACATAAAAATCATTATATCCTTCACCATCTTCATCCCAAGAACTAAATACACCATAAACATTTTTAGCATCTACTGTGTCAGATACTTTTGATTCCATATGTTTAATATCATCTTCTTTAACTATCGTTGCTTCATAATCTGTTCCCTCATAATTATATGTAATTTTATCTCCATCTGATTGACTAGCTGTTAATACATGAGGAATTTTTTGAGCAGTACCATTATTATCATTAAACTCTAAATTATACCAATTAACCATAGTGTCTAAAGTTTCTAAAACTGTTCCTTTTAGAATAGTTGGTTTAGAATTATCAGAAAATCTAGACCAGTGAGAACCTGTAAAAGAGTTATAAGATACTGTTGATCCAGAAACTGCTATGGTTCCTTCTTCAGAATTAGCTTGTCTAATAGAAACAAGATTTCCATCATCACCACCTCTATTAATAAACATTGTTGTTCCACCTGTTGTTCCACTTCTAGAAAAAACAGCTTTACCATTATCTTCAAATTCTACACCATTTACGTTAGTACCAGAACTTGTTTTGCCATATAAAAAAACTGATGAAGATAAAGTTAGTTTATCAGTTCCACCAATTTTAACATGTATAGTATCATCTGTATCTGCAGTTATTGAACTATCGGCATCTGCATCTAAAATTAATTCATTACCATTTACATCTAATGTTCCTGGAGTAACTAAATTTCCTGATAATTTAGCACTAGTCACAGTATCGTCAGACGGCTGGCCTAGGTCGAGCACGTTACCTAATATTTGAACAAAATCAATTACGTCACCTGTCGCCAGATTCGAGGCAAAGGTCATCGTACTACCTGAGATTGTATAGGATGATCCTGGTTTTTGTAGGATACCATTTAAACTGACCAGCATATGATTAGCTGATTCTGGTGCAACATTTACACCCCCTACTTGTAAAGTATAGGCTGCCTGTCCGTTTACGACTGATATCGCATCACAAACTTGAAAATTTCCGACTGTGGGTTGTTTTCCTATATAGGCCATGGGTTACTCCTTTGGGTTATCGTCTTTAATCTTTTTAATTCTTGCTTTCCATGCATCTATGTCTTTATAGATTTCATCTAGCTGATCACCTATGTCTCCATAGGCAACTTTTCTTGTAGCTCTGACTGTATTATTAGATTCTTCAGTGTTACCTGCAGTTTCATACTCTGCTATTTTAGAATCATCTGGTTTAGCAAAACTATAAGTCCAAGTTTTAATGTAATCTCCCGACCCGTCATTTTGTAGGGATACTTTATCATCATCCCATGCATTAGAATTATCTTCTATATAAAGTTTTGTTTTTGTATAAAGTGAAGCCATAATTTATCCTATGTTATTAATTTAAATGCTTGAAATATACATTGATTACTACCGCCATTAAGGCTTAAACTTGATCCTGTATTATGTTGAGTATAAGCCTCTAAATAATCATCTGCATCTAAATCAACTATTGCATTTACTTCTGTTGACTTATCTCTGCCTGAACTACTAGCAGTTCTAGTTCTGTGGGAATGAACCGAACTTCCATTTTTAAATATATAAACTTGTTGATATTTGCCTTCAGCACTAGCATCCGCGTAACTTACCTTTGCCGTAACATGATATTTTCCAGCAACAGCAGGAGTAAATCTATAATTTGAACTATTATCGTATTTGTCATCACTATCAAAAACTTCAGTATCAAATTGCACTTTTGTCGCTGAAGAATTTGAAATACTTTGATTACTACTTAAACTAACTTGAAAAGCTGGAGTTGAAAAGTTATCTGCTAAATTTATTGATTCTGATTGTATTTTACTTAATGCCATAATTTCTCCTAAAGTTATTTATCTAAGCTATCTTCTCTTTGTTTTCTATTTTTATAATCTGATCTAGTTGTAACTAATTCTACAAAATCTGATTGATTAGATGGAATAGCATCTGTAAAAGAACTATCATTCATCAACTTAGTAGTCCATTCATTTTGCATACGCTTCCAACAGTTGTTAATTTTACCATCAACTGCTGCTTGAATCCAAGCATCTAAACCAGCATTATCTGTGTCGTTGTATAGATCATTAGATAATATCTTTTGCTGTAGATCAGTTAGTGTTATTGTTTTTGTGTGATTTGCCATGTTATACCTCCTTTAAGATTAATTGTTTCATTATTCTAACATGCTAAATGTACTGTTAAAAAAGTTTCAGGAGCTGATGCTGATCCTACAACAACATCATGTTGTGCTGATCCATGAGATGAATGACGAACTTTTAATAGTAAAGTATCGTTTGCATCCATATCAACTAAAGTTGAAGCATTAAATCCTCTACCATAAGATGAATAATCTTCTGTTATTTCATATCTAGGTTGAATTTGTTGCAGATAATAATTTCTATTAGAAGAAACCAAAAGAATTCCATACATCCATTGATATGCTGTATCAATATCTGATATAGTTACAGATGCATTCACTTGATATTTTCCTGTAACAGGTGCAGTAAAGGTGCTACTAGAAGTATCAAAATCTGAATTAACATCATAAATTTCAGCGCCAAGTGCTATGGTAACAATTCCTGTTGACATATTATCTTGAGCAGTATTTGGATAAGCATGAACAGCTGATTGTAAAGGCATTGTTACATGACCATTACTGTCAATAGTAATTGAATTTGCTGAAGCATTATCATCAATTCCTGTTGAACTAAAAGTTGTTAATGGATAATTAATCATACTACTTGTAACACTATTAGTTGCGGGCGTTACAGTCTGTAATGCTCTACCTAAAAATACACAATACATCGCATCTCCTGATGCTGTTGCTTCACTTAACGTTAGAGCAGTCCCTGTAGCAGTATATGCTTTACCAGACCCAGGTTGCTGTCTTACATTATTAATAAATAATGCTAATTCATTTTCATTAGCTACTGCATGATCTAAAGTGTAGGAGGTAGTTGCACTTACAGAAAATGTCTGTGTAGCAAATGAAGTAAACGATTCTGCTGGCTCTGGTCCAATATAGGCCATCTTACGTTATCTCCATTACTGACAATGTGCCTGATAGTTTATCAGCTACAGAGCAATCAATTCTTATAACGTCTCCAGCCTCTAATACAACTTTACCACCTGATAACAGTTCAAGTGAAGTTCCACTAGGGATGTTTACGTCTTTCACTAAAAAAGACGTGCCGTTTGAAGCATTATTTGCACCAGCACGATTTGATGTTGTACTAACAAGTTCTACCTCTGCAGTCACTGTAGTTGTATGTATGTTAGCCAATACCAATCCAAGCACAACTGTAGTCGTACTCGATGCTACCGTGTACATTGTAAAAGGTGTGCCTGCTGAGTTTGGCTCTGCAGCAAAATTGATCACTTTAAAAGTATTTGCCATATTTTCCTCCTAAAAATTCCTTATATACCTAGCCCAAGGCAATTGCAAGAGCCGTAGGGTCCTCAGTACTAAATCCTGCGCTTGACAAGTATGTTTTAACATCTGTTAACGCCACTTGTTTCATGGTGCCAGCGTCATTTGTTACAAGTCTATCAGCATCTACTAAAGTTGTAGAAGTCGCTGATGTACCACCATCCATTATGTTTAATTCTGTTGCTGTAGAGGTAACACCATCCAAAATATTAAGTTCCGCAGCAGTGGATGTAACACCATCTAATATGTTAAGCTCTGCGGCTGTTGATGTAACACCATCTAATATATTAAGCTCTGCGGCTGTCGATGTCACACCATCTAATATGTTTAATTCTGCAGCAGTAGATGTCACTCCATCTAATATATTAAGTTCTGCAGTTGTTGCAGTCACACCATCTAATAAATTTATCTCTGTAGCTGTTGCAGTAACGGCAACATCTTCGTTTACTTTTGGTGATGTTAATGTTTTATTTGTTAATGTAGCAGTTGAAGTTGCTGATACTAATCTAGCATTACCACCAGTGCTTGGAAGAGTTAGGACATTATCTGCAGCCTCCGAGTGTGGTGCTGCTTTTATCTGCTGCCCATGAGAATTACTTTCACAGTTAAACTGAATAGTTCCTTGATTAGTATTACCTCTAACAGTTACGTGTCCTGTTCCGTTTGGTGCTAATTCTAAGTCTGCATTTGATGTGGTAACAATATCATTACCATTCATATCAAGATTACCACCTAATTGTGGTGTTGAATCCTCAACCACGTTTGATAACGCACTAGATGTAGCTAAACCTGATACAATTGCCGATCTTGCAATCTTTTTAAGGCCACCACCTGAAGTATCTATTGCTAAAAATACATCATCATTAGCAACTGTAGATATCTCTGATAGTGAGCTTACTGCTACAGAATTAAAGTTTGTGCCATCTGCGATTAATAGATTACCTGCAGTATTTGTACCCATGGTAATATCATCACCAGCGACTGTAAGATCTCCAGTTATACTTAAGTTTCTAAATCCAGATATATCTTTGTTTGAGTCTACTATGACTGCTAAAGATGCAGAAACAGTTCCCGCAGTAATACCATCTAATAGATTTAATTCTGCTGTAGTTGAAGTAACTCCATCTAATATATTAAGCTCTGCTGCAGTTGAAGTGACTCCATCTAAAATATTTAATTCTGCTGTAGTTGAAGTAACTCCATCTAATATATTAAGCTCTGCTGCAGTTGAAGTGACAGCAGTGCTTCCTAAAGTCAAACCACCATCAGGTATGACCACACTACTTCCTGATAAAGCTGTAAATGTGTTTGCTGTAAATCTAAAATCGTCCGCACCAGCTATTGCAATATCTATCTGATCATCTGTGTCTGCTGTGATTGTTGTATCTGCATCAGCATCAAGAGTTAATGATCCACCATCTAAATCTGTTGCACCACCAAAGCTAGCATCAACTATATTTGTGCCATCAGAAAAAACTAATTTTGTGCTTTTATCAGATGCACCAAAAGTTACACCCGTTCCTGATGCGGTTTTAAATTGAACAGTATGTGCACCGGTTGTGCCATTTACCACAATGTAAACTTTTTCTATTGAATCTGGAACAGTAACAATCTGATTACCTGTGATCGTTCCTGTTAATTTTATGACCGCATGTCTAGCAACAGATGTTGATTCCGTGGTGTCACCATCCGTGATTGTTAAGGTTGTTGTTTGTGCACCACCAGCAATAGATTTTTCCACATAACCAGCGACTGCTTTCTCTACTATCTGTAAATTGGTATTTGTTTTATCACCCCATGTACCGGCATTTTCGCCGGTTGTCATTAATTCAATACCTAGATCTGAAAATGTTGATGCCATAATTTAATCCTTAAGGTGTTGGTGAGTTAACTGGGATTCTGACTGTTCCATCTGTATAGTCATCTCTTCGTCTTCTACCTATTTGCTCTCCTCCAAATTTTTGTATTTCTTGTTGGTATTTTTGTTCGTATAATTGCAGCATGTCAGCTGGGCCTTTTAAGAAACCATAGGTTTCTGCTAGGCAACAATATAGCAGACCATTTGGAAAATTTAAACTAATATAATTAGTGTCATTGTTTTC